AGTTAGCAATTGCCTTTGACGCCCAAGTCCAGACCGGGTATCTCACCGTTCCTCAATGGGGGCAAGCCATATACGCTTGCCACAGAGTCGTTAATTTTCTAAAAATGCTTTTATTTGTTGGAAATAGTGTTGATGACTTTTGGTGCCTGGGTGTATTTTATCAAAATTGGTGTCTGTGCGTGCCTGTTGCATGGAATGGTATAGATTAACCCATTTAGTAGAATCAATTCCTCCTGCTGCGTCATATTCATCATGAAGTTTGTGATATAATTTAAAAATGTCAGTGTCGTCTCTTGAATCAATGTTTATAATTTGTTTTTTTGTAAACTCTGTAAGGTTTTCTGGCATGATATCATTACTTGTTAACCTTGTAAAATAATCAAGATCCCAAGGGCATATGCCATTTATAAAACATACACGGATATTGTGCCATTTACTTAGTTTTTGCAGTGTAGATGAATAACGTACTACTTTCAAAATCTCACCATGCAAATGATGCAGTACCAAAAATCTATCCAACAGATCATTTAGATATTCTTTGCTCCAGGAATCGCCTCGGCTTAGATTTAAATCTGCAGTGCGGCGCGGCGCTTCAGAAAAATAATTTAAACTTAACGTGGTATCCCAAAACTCAAATCCTGCTTGAAATTGATATCTTGGCATGGCTGACCACTGGCAAAATAAAATATTAATGTCTGATCCATGTGTACTAATAGCAGTAATTGCTTGTTCAAAAATATCAGTATTACTGGCACCGCTGACTGCTACATTGATTGTTTCTAAACTTGAAAGTTGATCTATGTTTGTACAACACAAATTCACATACAAATCTTGATGTGTTTTACAGTCTGCCAACAGGTCAACAGAGTTCCATCCGGTACCAGCTGTCAATGAACATCCTGCAAACACTGCTTTTTTCATTTTATATTTTATTTAAAATATGCGATCCGTGAACACGTACTTGTATGTGTCCGTTGTAATAGTCAGTTGATTCTAAAACTTTTCTTGCAAATTGCTCTCGAGCTTCAATATAACTGCATTCTGATTTTGATTTACAATAAAAAAGTATTTCTCGTGTAAAGTTGTCTGCACCCAGGCGTTCAATGTCTTGAGTTAATTCAATGTTGCTACCATAATATAGTTGCCAGTCTGAATCTATTTTGCTACGAATTTTTTTACGTTTTTTGTTGCCGTTCTTTAATTTTACTGTTTTATAAGTTGTTTTTGAAAATTTTGCTAGTTTTTTGCCAATATATTTTCTACCAGTTATGTTATTTGTAATCAAGTAAACAAATCCAACACAATCTTCTGGCAGCTGATTAACTTCTTGTTGTTCGTATACCCATGACATAGATACTTAATTATGGTCATATTATATATTCAGTTGAATTTCACGCTGCCATTGACTGGTAAAATTTGTTTTGCTTTGATCACTGGAACAACTTTGAGCACATACTATATTTGGAGTATCAGTATTCCAAGTCAATCTTACTGTTTTTAAATCATCTGCCACAAAGTTTTTTTGTGTTGACCCTAACCAACAACATGCACTTGCTCGTCCTTGTGCATCTATGTACATACTTTTTTCTTTCAGTGCATGGCACTTGATATTGCCCGTTGGTGTCATTGGTTTCTGCCATCCAATGGGAAATTCTAATCGTTTGGTAAATCCGCGTTTGCTTACTTTGGCACGGAACCATTTGAATCCCATGTCTCGAGCTAGTTGTTCGCAAGCATCGACCTGATGCTGATTGTGTTTGTACACCAACATATCCCAATGAGCTGAACCACCAGCAGCAATATAAGCTTCTACATTGGCCATGAGCTTGGTCCAGTTTGAATTCACACGGTACACAGAGTTTGTGTCTTCAAGACCGTCAATACTGAAGACACAATAGTCTTTGGGCTGATTTAGTATTTGTCCTAATCCGTGCCACCAAAAAGTATTTTGTAACGCTCCATTTGTATTCATACCCAATGTGATTGTGGGATTCAAACTTCTAAACCAGTGATAGATATCCAAAGTATAAGTGCCAGCTGCAGGATCTCCGTAGCTGCCACACATGAACATTTTGTCTAGTTCTTTTATTTGCTGATCTGAAAAATATTTTTGTATCTGTGATATAGTCAAGTGATGTTTACTGGATTTTTTAAAATTTGGATCAACTTCTCTAGCACACAAAGGACATGCTAACTGGCATACATCAGTGGGTTCCAAATGCAGTACTTTGATTTTACGCAAAATCTACATCCGTGTTGTAAGAAGTAAAGCCATTTTCTTTTACAACTTTAAGTATGTTTTCCACACGACCAGCCAATTCGTCTCTGTGGCTAACTAGCCAAACTGATTTGTGACGTTCACGACTCATTTTCTTCAGCAATGCCAAGGCATTTTCAACACCTTGTGTGTCTAGTCCGGAGTCAATCATTTCGTCAATAAACAAAATATTAATAGGTTGATACAAGCTTTCCCATACATCTCTAAATGCCCAGCTCATGCTCAAGATCAATCTGTTGCGTTCACCGCGACTCAAATTGTCAAAATCTAATTCACGTCCTAGTTCTTCAATACTCACAGTAAGATCATTTTGAAACACCACAGTGTGAGGCAATCCAATTCGATCTAGATAATGTGTGAGTCTAGCATTGAGATAACTTAAATTTTGTTCAATGATCTTTTTACGAATAAAACTATCTTTGCTGGTCAGCAGTTTGAGCAAAAAGTCTTGATGCTCTTGTAATCTTGTTAGTTCATTTAATATGTTATAATCAATTACTTGTAGTGCTTGCCCTTGCATTTCTTCGATCTGCTCACCATAAGGATCTACTTCAACTGATTTATCTGCAATCTGCTTTTGTAAATTTTCTAATGTGGCACGATGCTGGATTGCATCAGCTTCTCGGTCGTAGAACATTTTAGGTGGTTTACCCAATATGCCTAATTCTTTGTGTGCAGATTCTAACCGCGCCAGATCATCAGCATGTGCATATGCATTGGCCTGGGCAGTGGCCAGATCTTGTTGCTTGCCTGCTAGTACTTCTTCATGTTTGGTGTCATGCAGATCTTGACCACAAGCATGACAGGTGTGATTTTCTAATGCAGCAATATCTTTTATCAGTTTACTAATTGTTTTTTCTTCACGTCCTAGATCAAGTTTGATACGACTTATATTGCCTGCAAGATCGTTTATGTCTTTGCGTTTTTGATCCCATAGTTTGTGATCTTTATGTGCTTGTACTTCTGCATCAATGTCAATTTCTTTTAAAGCATCTAGTGCATTAGTAAGATTAACAAGATCTTCGCTGTGTTTGTTATTCCATAAAGTTTGCCTACGCTTGATGGCTTCAATTTGTTCTTCAATGCGCTTGTTGGCTTCGTTGATAGCCCGTATACGAAACTCTTCTTGAGTTATAGCATCTTTGGTTTCACGATTAAGTTCTTTGATACGTTCGGCACGTTCACTAAGCATGGTAATACCCAGCAGTTGTTCGATGATAGTGCGTTGATCATTGGCTTTTAAACTTAGAAATGGTTCAGTATAGGTATTCAGTGCTAAGATATGTTTGAACATGTCGTGACTCATCCCCAATACAGATTCTATAGCATCTTGCGTTTCTCTTGAATCTCCTTGACTAGAGTCATCTTGAGTGGCTTGTTCTCTATTGTTGACATAAAATTTTAGCACGTTGGGCTTGCGGCCGCGTTCAATCCGATAGCTCTGCTCGCCGACATTAAATTCTAAACTGACCAACATGCTTTTGGCATTGGTTTTGTTTACCAAGTTATCTTTACGAATGTTGCTCAGCGCCTGGCCGTACATGGCATAACTCAGTGCATTGATAATGGTGGTTTTACCTGTGCCATTACGACTGCCGTCGCCGCCTAGATCTAAGTTTTCGCCTAGCACCAAAGTTAAATCGCTGCGATCAAAGTCAATGCCCTGCGTGGCATTGCCTACACTCATAAAGTTTCGAACAGTAAGATTTTTAATACTAATCATATCTTGGTTTTAAATTTTCAATACACATTTGCTCTAGTTTTTTTAATTCGTTATTTTTAAAATTACTAGCATAGTGATTGAAATTATAGTTTAACACACTTTCCATACTAATGCAAAGATCTTGTAGTTGTTCTAGTGATTTATTACAAATATTTTCTACAATATCAATCACGGCTAACAACCGTTGTTCCGGATCTTGAATACAGTCATAATCTTCATTCCAATAATTACCAAAAGTTTTAAATCCCAAACTTTGCATTTTGTCAAGGGAGCCAGGAGCTCCTAGTATCACAAAAGGTCGCTTGTTTACTATAGGCTTGAAAACTTTTTCTGTCAATAGCACCACTGGATAATCAAACACAGTTTCGGTCACAATTTGTAAAAATGCCTGTTGAAACAATTCATGATCGTTTTCGTACGGGCCAATTTTGTATGGATCAACAAAATTTTTAATTGATGACCCAACTGGAAACGAAGTAACAACTTGTTGTATGTCAGGATTTTGCAAGATCCATTTGTCATTAATTCTGGACCTAGTGTTAGTATACACTAACACTGGACAATTTTGATCAGACATGATTATAACTTACAATACCATGATCTAACATATTTTTTTCTTTGAGTAGCGCCACAAGACAACGTCTATGAAATCTGGTGATTCTATTTAAAGAAATAAATTTTTTTGATATTTTATTTGTGTTTATTTTGATATCTGACTCGTATTTCCTTTCAAAAAAGAAAGGATTTAGCATGACTGAAAATGTTGCTATACTGACTTCATCAGATGTCAGCATATGGTTGCACAATTTACTTTGTTTTTGCAAATTTTGTTGTGTCAGTATTATACAAAAATAATTTGATATGTCAAGTTCTGCTAGTATTCTTTGAAGATTTATCAAAGTAAACCCAGGTTGAGTCTTGTTCACATAATACTCTGTATCTGTTTGCAGAAAAATAAATCTATAGTTTGATTCAAACACTGGTCGCTTGAGTTGTTTAAGTTCATCATACAGCTGTTCCATATTTTGATCATAATCAAACAAATCAAAAATTTTGTCAAATACAAAATATTTTTTTAAAATATCAATGGTATGATTATCAATTACGTTATGCATTTGAAATTATAGATTTTGATAAATTTTTAGTAGTAGTTTAGGATCAAAAAAATCACTTTCAATATTGGTCAATTGATCCGTAACAATTTGATCCACTGACTCAAATTTAATTTCGCCTGGAGCCATGTCAATGTCCACAGAATTATTTTTGATAGGAATCAAACTCATTTCTCTGAGATTGTGATTCTTGACAAATGTATCTTTGACTGCGGATGCCTCCTCGTAGCTGATATCAATATCTAGTTCCACACGAACATGCATATTGGGCACCAGAATTTTATCAGCTGAATCTAGAAGTGTACTCAGCTTGATTACTCGATACAAAGGTTGTCCAGGCCAAGCATGATATTCTGGCTCGTCTCCCCATTTTAATGTCATCATGCCACGATTGGCATCGCCTGCATCGGCATAATTATGTGGAAAACAGTTGCCAATGTAGTGTACATTTTTACGTTGTTGTCTAAGATGAAAGTGTCCCGAAAATACTCGATCTACTCCACCAAAGTCGTCTGCTGAAATTTCACCGTGATCAGGCATTTCTACCATGGCATTCATCTTGAAATGTGGCAGTTCAAAATGCCCAAACACATACTTGGATTGTAGTTTGGGCACACGTTTGTGATCATCCCCTACCAACCACGGAGCAATAGTAACATCTCCGTCGGTAAACCAATCATTGACTACTTGAATATTGGGTATGTGCCTGGCCCATTCTGTACTATAGATATCGCGCCGATCACGATAGTATAGATCGTGATTGCCTGGAATAAAATAAAATCTATCAAAAGCCGCAGATAGTTTTTCTAAACTGCGCAGACTGTACTGCAACGTCTGCATGTTTATACTGGCACGATGATGGCTCCAGTCGCCTAAGAATATACCAGTTTCACAGCCATTGGCCTGAGCAGTAGCAATAAACCAATCAATGAAATTGGCACAGTCTTGATTGTGTACAAGACTGTTTGATTTCAACCCAAAATGTATGTCTGTACAGACAGCGACTTTTTTAAATAGACTCATTCAACTATTATACTGCATCATCTAGACTGCTGTAAACCGGTCCGGACATGGCCATCATGGAATGTTTGCCAGAATTCTGTCGAGTCCATGACGGATTGAGCCCGTTCATTTCCAAGATGTCATCACGTATGTTTTGATTTTTCTTTTCCAAATTCAAGATACGAGTAAAGCTATTGGTAATAGCGGCAGTGTAATATGCAAAAGGGTTCTGCGATTTTGATTCATCAAACTGTAGTCCAATTTGACTGAGTTGCAACAGGGCTTGTCCGCGCATTTCTTCATTGTAGGTATATCCTCTCCAGTTTGATCTTGTGGCATAGCGTTCACACAATTTCATAAACATGGTGGCCAACTTGCGAGTCATTTCGCCGTGATCTCTTGAAAACTCGCCTGTTTCTAAATCACCCTTCCAGTGACTTTTACCTACCAGATACGGTACCTTGTTTTCATCTATGCGATAGTGATAGAACGGTGGAAAGTTCAATC